GTGCGTCTTTAAGAGGCAAGACGGTACCGAGGTAGTAATACCTTGGGTGGCGGGTGTGCCGAGCGGTTGGCGGTGGACAGCCATGATCGACACAATTGTCAATTTCTGCGAATTCTGGACTTGCGTCTGGATACTACAGGAGATGGGCATTAGTAATGAGGTATTGGGCATGCTTGCTCAAGGCGACGACGATAAGGTTGATACCGAGTCGTATGCGTATAGTGCGAAGCTGGTGGCAATGTATGCTGCTACTGGTCTAGAGGTGCATCCTGGAAAATTCTTTGCTTCAAAAGAAAGGGATGAATTCTTGCGTAGATACGCCGAGAAAGGTATCGGTTTGCGAGGTTACGCAGCACGCGGTATTCACTCGATATTGTGGAGGGCCCCTAACAAGGCAGGAGCGGGTAAAGCCACACTCCAGGAACAGTTTGATCTTTGGTCCACATTGGTCAAACGTGGCGCAGTTTTGGAGAAGGTCGTTTCCTTAATGCTAGATGACATGCAGGGTGTCACCAAACTGGCAAAAAGTACAATCTTAGATTGGTTGAGGACACCAGCGACCCTGGGGGGCGTTGGTGTTCTCGAACAATGGTGGTCCAGTGTTTGGATAACCATTGAACAGAAAGTGGATAGCTCGAGATGGAGCGTCGAGAAGGCTTTAGGCTTGGACTCTTCTGCGAAGAGATTCGGCTTAGAGTTGACTCCGAGAGAGAGGGATGAAGTAGCAGCGAACATGACGTCTCCTGCAAAACACTTCATACGTAGAAGAGGAATGGTCGAGACTTCTCAGACAAAACCGATGGCGGGATATAGACCTAGTCAGCCCGGCTGGGTCGATGTCGCACCGAAGTGGAAAAGGGATAGACCAAACTGGCTGAGACCGGTTGTGATAATGCGCGCTTTTAGGGCACGCGATTGGGTCACAGTGGCGGATTGGTTGGATGAGGCGGCTCTCAAATCTTTTGAGTGGCTTAGGCGTAGGGCTTCAGGCGTTGTCCTGAAAGATTGGCTGATGGGCGGTTTTGACATAAAGGTGCCAAAGTCGTTCCGTTGGTCGACTGACGTGATAAAAGGGCTGAATCATAATTACCTGGATTATATTCGGTCTGCATTATCTATGGGGAAGGTCACTACAAGACTGATACAGAGGGTTCAACTGTGGATAGAGGACGAGATTCGAACAATGGGCTGGAGCCATTTTTGGATCTCTGACTCGCCACAAACATCGGCTTTAGCTATTGCTAACTGATGACACCTTAGCTGTGGGCATGCCCACAGGACGTTGGCGCAATGGGTGAACCGAGAGTGAGGCACGTTCCTTCGGGAGCGTAGAGAGGGTCC